TGGAGAACAAGTTAGTACTTTAGTTGAAGAGATTTTGAGGAAAGATGCGATTCCACCATTGGAACGCAATTCCCCAGTATTTGGTAATCTACAGGTGCACACCACCTTGGATGAAATCAATTCATGTAAAAAGTATTATACGAGTGATGAAGAAGAAGAAGAGGAACTCGCAAAGGTACCAGTTCCCAAGGAAGAAGTTGGGGGACCTGTTGTGAGTAATCTTGTGGAGGAGATTTCGATGAAAGATATGATTCCAAATAAGGAAGTAGTTAGTGGAGATTTTAGATTAGCAAGTGTTGATGATAAAGGAGATTATTCAGTTATTTTAGATTCTATCATCGCGATGCTAATGACTACTAGTCCTGTTTTTAGTTTCAGTGGAGTTAGTGATGTTATTTTATTTTCGCGAGCTTTACTTTATTCGAAAGGAGATTTGAGTGTTGTTAGATTAGCAATTTTGAATTTTTGTAATACATTGCAAGCAAGATATGGTTCCGATTTTATTCAGAACAATATCTCATATTACAAAGATACATTATTAAATTGGTTTGATAAACTGCAAAACCCAAAGCCGTATGGTGAAGATACGGTTATTTGGGGAGATGTGCAGTTTGATGAACAAAAAGTTGAAGAGAAAGATGTAAAGAGTTTTATAGATACTACTGTGGAATCTTTGAGTAAGTATTTAACAGATGCTGAAATTAAGTTCCCAGACCTTCCTGAGTGGAAGGACGAATGGAGTGAAGCTATTACAGGCTTCAAATCATCTAGTTTATATTATTCTGTTATGTCTTTGATTAAGAACGCAACGGCATTATTTATGTTGTTGTCGTTTCTGGAAAAAGATAAGGCGAAAGAAATGTTAGATAAGATTATTGAAATGAAGTGGTATAAGTCCATTAAAGTTATCGGTGCAACAACCGTTACTTTTATGGGCATATTAGCGATTTGTAAAGAAGTTAATGCGATTCGAAAGAGATATGCGTTAGGAGAACCATTATTTGGCTCCGATGCTGTCCTTGAATTTCATAAAGAACTTAATGAGATTATCGCTAGTTGTGGAGAAGCTGTCAAAGATGTTACCCTTTCAGACGATGGAAGGACTATAATCAAGACGGAGAATTCAATAAGACTAGGCGAAGTAGATGAAAAGATAAGAGCTTTCGAGAGGAAAGCTGCGCTTAATATGAGACCTGACGAGAGGTCCCAGTTAGTTGCTATAGAGAAGAAGTTGTTAATGGCGAAAAAGATTTGTGCTGATTCTTTTGCTGCTAATAGTAAGCGAAGGAAACAACCATTTGCATTTTCTATTCTTGGTTTACCCGGAATTGGAAAATCATTGTTAATTGGTTTGTTACACGAATATTTTGGTATGTTACTCGGTCTACCGACAGGTAACGAGTATATGTATGTGAAAACTTTTGCAAGCAAATATGACGATATGTACAAATATTATATGTGGCATGCGACTTTTGATGATTTCGGTCAGGTAAAACCTGCCGTTGTTCCATCATTTGCGTCGGCAATTTTTGCGCCGATAGCTTACAATAATACAGTTGATAACCCAGCGGTGAAGGCTGTTGCGGAGGAGAAAGATAAGTTTTTAATTCATCCCAAGGTTTTGTCATTTTCGGCAAATAGCCCTAGGGAAGCAATTAAAGCTGTTGTGGTTGATGAATTCGCTGTTTTAAGAAGGATGGGGCTTATAGTTTACCCATCCCTTAGAAAGGAATTCCAATCACCAGTTGATCCGAATCAATTAGATTATGTTAAATTTGTTACATGTATGACGAAGAATGAGTGGCCTGATGGTCATCCATGGCACTTTCAAGTGTCAAAATTTCTTGTAGGAACTGCCAATACTGTTCAACAGCAATTTGCACTGAATAATTCAGGCGGATTGACATTTGTTGATTGTAATGGTAAAGATTTTACGGATAAGACATTATTTACTTTTCCGGAGTTCATGCATTTTATGAAGATGAGATTGAAAGAGCACCAGATGGCCCAAAGTTTGGAATTCGGTTTAAACCCTGCTAAGTGTGCGCACTGCAAGGAACCGTTAATTGGGCATATGGCGATATGTGATAAAGAAAAAGTTGATAAAGTTGGATATATCCAGACATCAAGTTTCATGAAAGATAATGAATTAATTAATATTATGTTGCAGAGAGCAAGTAGATTAACATTTAGTTCGTTTGATTATGACGTTGATAGTTTGAAGAATACCGTAGACCTTAGGCGATCCCAGTTTACTTCAAAGATCTATGATTTTTGTGATATTTGGAGAGGAAGAACAAAGCGAAAAATTAGAGATTTGAAAGAAACAGTTGGATTGTTGAAGGACGATGGTGTTGAGAGGAAAAGTTTAATACTCAATTGGAGAAAATTTAAGAAAGAAGATGTTTACTATGGTATCGATTTGGATGTACATGATATTTTGATCGTGTTATTCTTATACCTAGTGAATATGTTAATTTTGTTCTTGAAAAAGAGTTACTTGAAGGATGTAAAATTAGTGATAGTTTCTTGTTATATGATATTTGTTCTGCAAATTTACTTGTATTCTAATTATTTTTACATGTTATTATTGATATTACTTATATTGATGCATGCGTTATGCTCAATACTAGTTAATTCAAAATATTTTCATGAAAACCAATTTGTGTACATTGAAGATTTTTTATTTAGTTTATTAAAGCGTAGGAGGTTGGACATGAAAAATGTTCATTTGCTTTATAAAGCTTATAGACCGAATACAATGGATTTGATAGAGAAGTCTACACAAGTTCTCGCGTTGGTTGCGGGTTCTTTTGTTATTTACAAGATGCTTGGTTTTACGTTCGGAAAGAGAGAAGCTAAGAAAGCTGATGTACAATTAAACGAGAAAGAGAAGTATCCTGATTTTGCTAAAGACGTAGCTGATCCCGAAGTTAAGAAGATATATGATAGTAATTATAATACGATATCAAATATTTATTTATTGGGACAAAAGCAAGCTGAATTAGCGAAAGAAGAGGAAGAGGAGAAGTTGAGACAACATTTTAGATGTATAAAACTAGCATGTGCAATTGGCACAGCCGCACATTTTGCGAAGAAGTCAAGATACCCTGAACCTGTTATTAAGGAGAAATGTCAATCGATATGTTATATAGCTCAAGCGCAATCATTGTGTGAGAAAAAAGTTGTTTTTGAAACTTTCTCTGCATATAGATATGGTGAGAGCATAAATATCCCTAGACATGGATTTGAATATTGGAAAGGATCGGGTCTGTTCAACGGGCCTAAAGGAAAATGTAGGATTCGATTCATTTCTGTTGTACCCGGCTATAATAGACCGGACTTTGATATGGAAGTAGTTGAATCGCAATTTTTCTTTGATCATTTTGATTTTGCTAGTATAAAGGTTTCCCACGAGTGGGGACCTCAAGCTAAAAAGTTGGATGCGTTGTTTTGGGACGTAGATGAGAACTTCTTTCCAAATTTAATTGGAAACAAAGGTTTTGTTTATGCTCCCCGGAGAAACGAATTCGTTGAGATAAAATTTCGATATTCAACAAATCATAAAGTTATTTTACAACCAAATTTCAATGGTATTATTTACAAGACGTACGATAACCCTAATGATGTGAAGATGTTGGAATATACCGCAATTAGCGGTAGCTTAAGAAATGGCGACTGTCATTCACCTATTATAGCTTTTGATGCTAAAGGTGTTCCACTTATTGTGGGAGTTCATACACAATTGTATACGGATCCATATACGCAACAAGCGATTTATGGTGGATACGTTATCTGTAAGAAATTATTGGATAGAATGAATGAAGGAGCTTGTTCAAGAGCTTTTAATCAATTACGAATTCCCGAGATGCCCAAAACAAGGGTAGAGATTGAGGGTCCTATGCATGATAAATGTATTTTAAACACAAGACAAGTTGACGCGAACATTCAAGTTGTTGGTAAGGCCGTTGATAAGGTTAGACCAACTTCTGTTTCGAGAGTTCAAAAGACTAAAGTTTACGATAGATTTATTAGCTGGTTAAATTCAACCGGCATAAAGTATGGGCCCCCTATTTTGAAGGCGGGATTGATTGAAGGTGTTTGGGTCGATCCTATGGAGAAACCCTTAAATGCTTATAATATTAAGGAAAATGTTAAACCGTTTCCAATTATTGAGTTCAATGATGCAACTGATGAGTATTTTGGTGATGTAGCCCGAGGGCTAAGACCAGATAGATTAACATCTGCGCAATTGGAGAATATTAAGAAGTTAGAAGGTAGAACAGTTTTAAATTTAACGGACACCATTAATGGTGTCGGAGATGGAACATTAATTCCACCGATAAATTTTAAAACGTCTGCCGGAAGCGAATGGCCGGGTGGTAAAGAAGCCTGGTTGGACGATGATGAAACGGAGACTATTTTGAGAAAGAGACCTTGTTTTAAGTTGAAACCAGAGGTTCAGAAAGTATATGATGAGCAATTTGAGTTGATGCGAAATGGACATGATCTAGGTATCACGTACACTGCGCAGGCGAAAGACGAAGTTAGAGAAGAAGGAAAGAAAGCACGAATATTCTACATGATGCAGTTCACAGATATGTTGAGACATAGAAGTGTACATGCAGTAATGCAATTTTATTTGCGTTTGAATAGAGTAACCTCGGAGAATTATATTGGACTCAATTGTTCCTCCAAAGAGTGGGGGAAAGC